AAGCGTGAGAGATTGCTGATCACAGAGGGATACCGTGCTTCTGCGGTCATCCGTCCTGTGATCCACTGGTCAAACCACTGTGTGAGGATGTCATGGCAGCGTGGATCCGTGCGGGCATCTCCTCCTCTGTCTCGTACTTCCATCCAATCTATGAAGCGTTGTTCTGCTTTGTGGGGATCCCTTGTCCTCAGCGACAATCTTGCTGAACGCCGATGCTTTGAGTAGATGACGTGATACACGCCGTTTCCATTCTTTTCAAGCCTTGGGGGTTTGTGCCGCTCCATTGTCGATCTCTGGTTGAGGATGCACTGTTGGAGACAGCTTACTCGACACTGGCCAAGTTGTCCATCTTTTTTGATTAAAGATTTTTGTTGCATTCTTGAGAGGAATGTCCATACTGTCTATACGAGCAGTTCAACGAACCTAGAATCTCATGCACATAAACAGCAAAAAACTAGTGAAGCACCTCGGCGGACCGGGTAAGGTCAGTCGGATCCTGCGCGAGCAGGGGGTGCCTATATCTCAAAACGGAATTTGGAAGTGGAAGAAAAGGAAGCGGGTTCCGCTGCCTACTCTCTTGGTTTTGGCAGCATACTGCCGGGAGAAGCGCATCCACTTTGATCTTCTCGACTACATTGAGGAAGACCAATGAATGCAATATGGGGGATAGATCCGGGTTTGACGGGAGCCATTGTGTTCCTGAGTGATCAGGAGGTGGAGATCCATGATATGCCAACTCTGGTGGTGTCTGGCAACAAACGGACCATCTCTGCGGTTGGAGTGGCGGACATTCTGGCATCCAAGAAACATCCATGTGTCATTGAGAAGGTGGCCTCCCGTCCGGGCCAAGGTGTCACAAGTATGTTCAGCTTTGGAATGGGGTATGGGATTGTATTAGGAGTTGCAGCCGCGTTGATGATTCCAATCAATTATGTAACGCCTCAACAATGGCAGAGGGAGATGAAGGTGCAGTCCGGTAAGGACGCATCCCGGCAACGGGCAATGGAGTTGTATCCTCAACACTCCACCTTTTTTGCTCGCAAGAAGGATCACGGCAGGGCCGATGCCCTGCTGATTGCCCGTTGGGGGCTACTCCTGCCTAGCTGATTTAACGATTTACTTTCTCAATTGCAAAGCAAAAACCAAAAATGGACTCGGAAGAATTAGAGGAACTCGCGAATGCCATTGTGGATGGGATTCTGGGAGATGCCATTCTAAGTGTCGAGAAACTCCCAAAATTTGCCACACGACCAGAACGGCTATTGGCGTATGATTTGTTGATATGTAACGCCAAAAAGGAGGCTCTGGAAGATGCCCTGTCTGATTTACTCATGTTTTATTATGGAATGCAAAGCATGGAAACAGAAGCATTTGATCGGCATCAAGAGTTGGTGATCCAACCACGGATTGCACAGTCTGAAACTGATGCAGCCGTTGACAACCACGAAGCACAACTTGAAATTCAGGAAGCATGAATCCATTTGAAACGTTTCAAATCAAACACCTCTCTCCCTCAAACATAAATAAGTTCATTGCTGCCCCAGATGCGTGGGTGGCCTCCTACATCTACAAAATTCATTTTCCCGGTGGTTGGGCCATGCACCAAGGTTCAGCAGTAGAAAGTGGAGTGGAGTATGGAGTGTACAATCCCGATGCTGACGTTGAAGAATGCGTGGAGATTGCCACGCAGTCCTTGATTAAAGGTCCGTTCCTCTTGGCTGGCACCGAAGAACAATTGACGAAACGTCGTCCCATTGTACGCCAGATGGTAGAAACTGCATTGGAACAGTTGCGTCCGCTGGGAGTTCCAACCCTACCACCAAGAGGAAATCGGCAATGGAAAATTTCTGTTCCTGTGAATCTGCCAGACGGAGGAACCATAGATGCTGTTGGCTATTTGGATTTCCGCTATCCTAATGTAGTTATTGATCTTAAAACCACAGCAACTGCACCCTCACGGCTCTCTTTGGCTCATGCAATTCAGGGAACCATTTATCAGTTGGCCATTGCCAAGGAAACCGGGAAGCGGGTGCCGATGAAATTCCTGTATGTCCTCCGCCGGAAGAAAGATCCATTTATATGGATTGAATTGACGGAGGCCGATAGTGAAGAGGCATTGGCCGTGATCCGCCATAATGTGAAATCCATGTTTAACATTCTAAGCCGTTCCCGCACAAAGGATGAAGTGCGGGACTTGGTTCCCCATGACCCGTCCTCTTTTTATTGGAGCGATGCAGAATATCAACGTCACCGATTTTTATTATGACGACTGGAAAATCCTGTTTGAAGAAAATCAGGAGGAGTACATCCCGTTGCCGCAAGCCATGTCTGATACTCCAGAGTCCAGATTGTATCAGTTTGTCGTCCTTCAAACGCTGAAGGATGCTGCTTTGGCTTCAACCCGGAAGGAGGGAATGGATACACGGTCATTCAGGGAGGCAATGCGCGATAGCAGGGAGGCGATTGGATACATTTTCTCTTTTGCCTCAGAGAATGATTTTAGAACAGTTTTAGAATGGGCGCAGATAGATCCCGATTTCTTATACGAAGTTCGCTCTTTGTTGAAAGAGCGGCATTCCGCCAAATGGCTGGCGGACGTTGTTTCCTGTTACGATAAACAGGAAATTTAACCATATTCCCGCAGAGGTGATATGCCGTTAATGTTTGCAACTGGAGGTGGAGGACACCCCTTTCTCAGATTCAGTATTGAGGAGAATAGCTGGATGCTGGGATCCGGTGATGGCGGAGTCGAAGAACTCGACTTTTCAAACCAACCCACATTGATTGATATTGAGAACATCAAACAGGGGTGGTTATCGCTCACCGGAGGACGCGATTGGATTCCGTGGGATGCCTCTGGGCCGTCACCACGCCCCGGAGACACCTACAAGCAAGGGTTCACTTTGCTGTTTTACAGCACCAAGTTGTTTGGAGATGATCCCATTCGTGAGCTCTCTTCCAGTGCCGTTGGACTCATCGAGTTCGTCAAGGCACTTTATAATGAGGTGGAACGCAACAAAAAGTTCTCGACTGGCAAGGTTCCTGCCGTTCAGATTCTACCTGCGTCAAAGGTCAGGATTGGGAAGGGGCCAACAAAAATCCCGCAATTTGAGATTGTCGGGTATCAAGATCGCCCCGTCGAATTGACAGATGCTGAAGAAGCAGGAGTGGTGGAAATTTCCGCTTCTCCTATCGTTTCTGTGCCTGCTCCCACTGGGGTGCAGGGAGATGATTCGTTTTCAATCTAATTCAACCCCTGCCGCTCATCCCAATGATGGGCGGCTAACCCAAAGGAACATAATGCCTAACACCAATATGCTGAATGCACACCAATCTTATCTTCTGCACACTTGGTTTGTGGAGATATTTGAAGAAGCAATAGAGAGCGGTGTACTTGATGAGAACAACATAAACATTGCTGCGGATGCCTCAAGGGAGTTTGACTTCCCGGTGACGGACAACAACATAGCCTCCATACGCCGGAGTTTTAAGGTGGGGTATCCTCAGGTAAAGGCGCAGAACAAGAGTCTGAAAGATCGCGTGGAGGCCGCAGAATGTAAGGCAGAAAACGCAGTAGTCATGGTACAGGTGCTGCTCCACTTGCTGGTGCGGGAAACCAACTTCTGTGCTGATGACATTAAAGATGTCTTGGATTCTGCTCCTCACAATGCTCCAGCAGCAAAATTAACGGAGGAGGTACAAAAACGCCTTGCACAGCTTGGGTTCTCCGCTGTTTATTGCTCGTAGATGATCTCAATCCTTAATCCCGCCAAATCATGGATTCTCTTCTGGAACACGCCCACTGGTATCATTCTTTAGGGTTTAGTGTCATGCCAATCCACGGGTACAGCAACGGATGTTGTACCTGTGGTGATCAACAATGTAATAAACCGGGAAAACACCCTGCTGTTTCGTCGTGGACGCGATACCAAAATACCCGCGCAGATGCAGATACCCTTGAAATCTGGTTCAATGGACGTTTCCAGAATCACAACATTGGCCTCGTTACCGGGACGGTCAGCAACAACTACCACGTTGTTGATATTGATACCGATGAAGGAAAAGTTGGCAGAGAAACGTGGTTTGACCTGATTCTCCTGCATGGGGATTTCGGCCCCACCCTGCGCTGGAAAACAGGAGGAGGAGGTGAGCATATCATCTTCCGGCATCCTGATGGGAAACAGGTGAAATCACAGAATTCGCTGTATGGAGAAAACTTGGATTCCAAGGGAGAAGGCGGCTATGTCGTTGTTCCTCCTTCCAACACGAACAAAGGAGCGTATGCGTTCCTAGAACGATTTAATCCCATCAACACGCCAGAGTGGTTATTGACGCTGGCAACCCAACAGGTGGAGATTGATCACGGCCCCATCAGTCTTAACGGCATCCAGCAAACCTCCTTAAATCGTTGGGGGGAAATCACGGATGGCAGAGATGGCTATGCGGTGCATCTCATTATAGGAACCATCAAAACATGGATAGAGGAGCGCGGGGCACTTCCTGCACTAGAGGATCTTATCACAGAAGCATGGCCCACGTTTGAGCATAAGGTGGTCGCCCGTGGCATGACACTGGATGCAGACGGACGAGGATTGCCGTGGTTCAGCAAAAAATGTCAGTATCAACTGAAACAGGCATCCCTTGGAAAAATTCGTGCAATCCAAGATGTGGAACCGGGATCTGTCCTCCCTGCATCTGTCCGGCGGGAATCGGATGCAGGGATAGGGGGGGAAGGCGAAAAAGTGGGAGCCTCCCCCTCCTTAAATTTTCAGATCAATGAGTGGGGGTTGGAGCGGTACGAGGGAGATCCACCTGTTGCGCGTTGGCTGGTGGAAAACAAAATTGGTCTGGGAATCCCAATCCTATTTGCTGCACAAGGTGGACTTGGAAAATCTTTCCTGTGTCTTGACCTTGCCCTGAAAATTGCTGGTGGGGATCAAGGGATGCACCAAGAATTTGCGTTTGGCGGTGGAGTCATTGAAAACGGAACTGCTGTCATCTTCAGTGCAGAGGATGGGCAGGATAGCATTCACCGCAGAATCCAATCCTTCAATGCTCAAACTGTCTTAGACCGCGCCAAGGGGAAACTGTTTGTGGTTCCCATGCCCGACAACGGCGGCACCCGTCCTCTGGTGGTAGAAGATCGCAATCGCTATGTCAAAACTCCGTTCTTTGCAGATTTGATTAAACAGTTGAAGGATTTCGATAATCTGAGATTGTTGGTGCTGGATCCTCTGCAAACATTCTGTCACACTGACATAACGTCACAACCTGCGGCGGCTCAGTATTTCATTTCCTGCATTGGTGAGATTTGTGGAGAGACAAATGCGAGTGTCATCCTACCCCATCACATGAGGAAAGAAGGATCATTTGGCATCCAGAACCTCATGCAAGCGCGGGAGGCGATTCGTGGGACAACGGCACTCGTTGACTCTGTTCGATGCGTCCTTGGCATCTACCAGTTGCCAGAACAGGATGAGTTGATGGTGTCCCACCGACTAGGATTCCAGCCGGGGATCGGCAACGCTGTTGCAGGGGGTGTTCTCAAATCAAACGATTTTGTTGACTACTCTCCCTATTATGCAGTGCGGGCCGAAAATGGTCTGCTCATGGATCGGACAATGGAAGTCCGCGAAATACTGGAAGGCGACAACAACCTTGATGGCATTGCAATTCAGAAAATCTTTCAGGAAATTCAGAAACGTTGGAATTCAGGGTATCCCTTTTCCTGTGCCGTCAATACTGCTCGCAGTTTCCAGACGTACTTGCATGAAGATCATGCGATTCCTATTAAATCGGCTCGGCAGTATCTCAACACATGGCTGCAAGCCGGGAAACTCCAAAACACCAGCGTGGACAGCAACAGCAAGCAAATGGGGCTGAAGGTGCTGGAACCCCCAACACGATACTAAGGAAGAATGTCCTACAGGATCACAGGAATTCCAAACACGAAGCTAGACAGGAAATGTCGGTCGTGCAGAAAAGTGTTTTCTAAGTGGAGCGATAAGCGGAAAAAGTATTGTTGCTCAATTTGCTGTAACAAAAATAAATTAGCAGGAGGTCAGAGAGTTTGATCCCAATGTCACGGTCCTAAAGTTTCGGGGCGCAACACTTTTCGATGGCACGGTTGGGCCAGTTGCACCTGCTTTCATTCACAAACTGACGTATATCTGCGTACAGTTTGCTGATAAATACCGAGATTTAACCGATACCCTCTTCCACATAGTTGTTTCTCATGGATTATGTGGACCCAACCAAACGAGGAAAGGTGGCCGTGGCATTTTTCATTTTCGTTTCACTTCCGCAGTGTTTGTAGTTCTTTGCGCTGTTTTGTATAACCACTTTCCATTCATTATACATGGCTTGGCAACCGAAATCAGCAACGCTCAGTATGGGCTACCACAACTATAAACAGTTGCCCCTGCAATATGTGGAACAAGAGGAGAACAACCAACGTGTGATCTCCGCTGCCCTCGATGCCCTTGATACCGTCACCCGTGAGATGGATCAAAGGTGGGGCATCGACCAACTTCCCAAACTGGTGGATCCCGACACCAGTGCGAAGTTTGAACGTGCTCGCCAAAATCTTGAGTATGCCATTGTGAGCAAGGATGTGAATCTCGTTGTCCTTAAAGCTAATAACCTGCTGAAAGGCTGGCGGATGCTGAACCGGATTGCTTCAGAAAATGGGGAACTCACCCTTGATCAAGACTCTCCCGTGATCTGGTATCACCGTGGCCCCAACCACGAAAAGTATGCCATTGTTAAGGATCCCAAGGATCTGACCAAAGTGAAAAGCTCTGCCTGTGACCGCGTTTATTGTCTGGATGAAATCTGTCGGATCCTTGCCTTTTTTGAAGACGACAATGGATTGGTCAAGAAAATCAAAGGCGAATTTCTTGGCTGCGAAATCAAGGAGCTTAACCATACCAAAAAATCGGCACCCAAACCAAATTGGGCACCCTTCTGACTAAAAGGATTTATGAATAAGAAAGCAACCATCACCGCAGAAAGTGTAACGGAGTCGGTCAAGGCACTCGCCCGACTTTACGATGAGCCGAAACCGCCTGCCCGGAAACTCATTCTGGAGGATGCCATCAGGATCATCTGTAATGACCGCAATATCTCGTATGCGGAGCCGATGGAGAACCTGACACGCACCGCCTCACTCCTGAATGCGTTCTTCCGGGGTCGATCCACCAACATGGCACCCGATGCACGGCATTACTACACTGCCGATGATGTTGCTGCCATCGGCATTATTATCAAACTAGGCCGCCTTGCCCATGCTCCGGATCACCGCGACACATGGGAGGATATTGCTGGATATGCCGCAATCGGCTGGGAATGTGCAGAAAAGAGGATTGCCGCCTGCGCCGTGCAGACGGAGATTGATGCCAGAAACGAAGAAGGTGTCCCATGATCATCACCCCCCACAAAAAACGGGAGCGTAAAAAGATCCCGAAAATCTGCCAGCATTGTAATCGTACCTACTTGTGCGAGATCACTAGGAAGCATCAAAAGTATTGTAGCCACTCCTGTGCCTGCTCAGATGCCCACCTGCATCGACCCAAACCCACCACCCGCCAACTGATTTTCGCAGGGAAAAACAAAGCAAACACCTCGGCCTCCCCGCCGCCCACCGAAAAGCAAGTGCAGGATGCCGTGGCCCGTTACCTCTCTGGCGGCGGTGCTATCCAGAAAGCCCCACCGCAACTGCGGGATGCCAAACTCGCCGAACTCCTTCCAGAGCGATACCAACTGCCGGATGGCCGCGATCCGATCCCTGCACCAATGCGGGAGGCCATTGCAGAGAGTAAAACTGTTCTTTGACTGAAAACCTCGTAGAATCGCCGTCACGCCCTCTCACCCCCCTGACCCACCCAATCTACCCCGGATCCTGTAAAACGCTGTCAGCTGGCGTTTTACGCCCTGACACGCACTATCCTGCTGCTCCCTGTCTCCAGTATCCTCGGTGCTTACTAGGAATTACTAGGAATTACCGGCACTCAGTAATCTCCAGTAAGCCTGAGTAATGCAGCCAGTGGACAGGATGGTACACAGGGCGTGTACTTGTTTGTGTACTTTCTCTTACCAGCATGGCCCCTACCTTGCAACGCGTACCCGCGCACGTCTTAACTGATAATCAAGACTGATCACACCTAACCGTTACACGCTTATCTGATAATCTGTTCACAGAGAAACGGGAAGTGTGTCTATAGTTTACGGAAGACACACTTTCCCGTTTCACACCTGAAGAACATAACCTGTTTAACAGGAGACTTCACTTTCCGGTCACTTCCGCAAGCAAGCGGATCCCCACCTCTCGGTTGGCTGCGCAAAGGGAGCTTTGGGAAAAATCCCCCCCAAGCCTCCGGCGGGGTTATTTCCCCCTCGCTCCCTCGCAAGGAGAATCGGATCCTTAATCGGATCCCCACGCCTTGGGAGGGGCGGATTATGCCGGAGTTTGCGGGTTCTCCGGTCTGGCTCTGGAATGGTGGAGCTGGTGACGTGGAAACCCAGCCCGCCGTGATCCGCGACGGGCTGAGTGATGGTTAAAGGAAGGTAACGAGAAGAGAAAAAACGAGGAGCATCAGAAGCAGGATCAGGAGATCAATCCACCTAATTGCTCCCCCGTTGCTGGATCATTTCTTTGCGGCGCGTGTTCAGTGGGCTGCAACATCCCGCACCAAAGGCGGGAGAGATCCAGCTTGCCGGATCCATGCGGATGACCTCGAAGAGCGCACATAACCGCCGCCCGTCTTCGTCTGGGTCAAGCAACTCTTTGCACTGGTGGCGTTCTGGGTTCCATGTCCCATAGGGACAAGGTGCAACCGTGCAGCAATATCCGGAATTCAGGCAAGGGCTAGGCATCGGCTACCTCTTCGGCTTCCTCTGCGGCTTCCTTGGCTTCTAGCCAGTCTTCCCATTCCGGTTCTTTCTTCTCGCGCCAGTCTGACGCTTCGCCCGTTAGCCGCTCGTAGATCGCAACCTTGATCATGTCATAGACAGATGGATCCTCGCCAAGTAGGCCGGGGTCGTCAATGTAGGCAAGATTACAATCTGAGGCAAGAACGTTGGCCAGATCATAATAATAAATAGGCACGGCCGAATCTACGGCCTCGCACAAAAGATCGTCTAAATGGTCTTGTGTGGTTAAATGTGCTTCGCGGAATTCCTCCTCGCGGTCGTCCAGATCACGGATCAAATCTGTGATCACTTCGTGAATTTCCATTGTGTTTCATTTGGAAAAGTTCGCCCGCCACATTGTGCGGCGGGCGTTGCTCACTTACAGCCCGCAGGCTGCGAAAAACCTTACCTTGTCAAATCTGGGATTGACATAGGCACACATTGAGGCCGCCCGCTTTGCCGCTTCAGAGCGGGCTTTTTGGGGCTTGATCTTGCGGATCACCTCCGCCATTAGCTCAAAATCCTGTCTGGACATTCTCAGGCTCCCGTGCAGTCGTCAACCAGACTGATCAGTTCGGCGGCTTGTGCAGCTGCATATTCGAGGTTGTCAACCGACTCGTTCAGGGCCTCCCCTTGCGGGCTTTCCTGTAGCGATTCGGGCAAGTTGTTGAACTTGTCTTGCTCTTCGTCGGCGAGTTCTTGCAACTCGTCGGCAATCTCGTTAATTCGACTGTCGAGAGTGTGCAGCCGTGCCCGTGTTGTTTTGTTCATTACTTCCTTTTGAGATTAAGGTTTTTAACGCTGGCAGAATTACCAGCACCAGCGAGCCGCTTTCGGCCCGCTGTTGCTGTCAACTCATAGCGTAAACATGAAAACGCCCGTCCAACTCCTTCAATACTATAAAATCTTGAAGCGGATACCTGTTGATAAATTGCAGGGCTTCCCGCTCAGTGAAAAATTGTTTAATATCCTTCATGCGTCCCCCCTCAGTTTCCGGTAGAAGAATTCGCGCAAGTGGATCCCGTCAAGCTCGCGGTCTTC